TATTGATTGTTGCATTCGTGCTGTAAGCTACGAGAGTCCCGCCAATAAAAACGCCTAGGTCCGTTCCATTTAATTGTCCATTTGCCATTTTTTTTCTATTTTATAAATTTATAATTCTGTTATTGTTCTTTCTTTGAACTTTTTTTTGTTTTCTTTTCTTTTTTTTCTTCTGGCTCTCCATATCCATTTTCTTCAAGCCACTTATATTTTTCTTCTGTTACATCAATAACTGCTCCAGCTTCTAAAGTTTTTATTGAGTTAACAACATATCTTCTTTTTAATTCAAATTTCATATTTATTCATTTATGTCAATCCAACCATTATCTGGATTGTTGATTATTTCAATTATTTCTGAATGTGTGTAAATTGTTGAACCCTCTAAAAATGAAGGAACATCTCCAATAAATTTAATTATTGTTTTACTTCCATCCAAACTATATCTTAAAGTTGCAGGTGATGTTTCAATAACTTCTTTGAAATCAACCGCCTCAACCTCATTTCTATTTATTATAACATACTTTTTTTCCATATCTTTATTCTGGAACATCAGCAACAAAATCAGTTGATGTCATGTTAGTCATTGTTCCATTATTGTTTCCTGTTTCATCAACAATTGTTGGGAATGTTGCAATTGGATTTCCTACAATACCACCATCACCCATTTTCCAATACCCTTTCATGTTGTCCAATGGTTTTGGATTAAATGGAAGTCCATCATTGTAAAGATTAGAAACCTCTGTTGAGTCTAAAGCCTTGTTGAATAAAACTACTTCATCAATATTTCCTTTCCAAAATCCGCCACCCTCTGCATTGTTTCCAATAGAAGCAGAAGTGAATGACCCTGTAAATGTTCCACTAACTCCAGATGTTGATTGTTTTAAAACTCCATCCAAGTAAATTGCAACAGCGTCACCCGAATTGTTGTCCCATGTTCCCACTACATGATGCCAATTTCCATCTCCTTCAATTACATCAGTTAGAACTGCCAATGTTGTTGTTCCCCCAGCTTTATAAACACATCTCAATTCAGCTGAAGCGTTATGATAAAAAACTCTAACATTGTTATTTGAATCCTCAAAAATTCTCATGATGTCCCCACTTGCTGAAGTTGTTTCTAACTTAAACCAAGCAGAAATTGAACCTGTGTTTTTTACAGAACTCATTCCTGAAACTCCCAAAGAAACAAAGTCATCAACTCCATCAAATAAAGTTGAATAAATATTGTTAAAAGAATTTATTACTCTAACATTAAAATTTAAGGATTTTCTATATATCCCATCACTTCCAGACATATCATCAAACACATCATCATAACCATCAAAATCAATTGCTTGAATGTTTACAGCATTATAAACTCCATTTACTCTATCCAATGCTGTTCTTATATAGTTGGCTAATTTAGAGGCCTCAGAGTAAGTTTTACAATAAGCTGAAACCATTACATCAACTGTGTCTAATAATGCAACAGAATCCTTTTGTCCTTCTGGGTCTACTGAGCTAACATCATAAACAATGAAAGGAAATGGAGATGTTTGTTTCATTACATTTGGAGCAATCCTAGTTCCTACCATTGAACTGACTGCAATGTTATCACTTAAAATTTTATATATTGCTTTTCCTATGTCCATTTAAAATCCTAATGTTCCGTATTTTTTTAATCTTTTTTCATGTGATTTTACAGCACTCACAAATATTTTTTCAGCGTCTTTAAATCCATTTGACATAACTGTTCCACTTTTACTTTTAAAAGCTTTTTCCATAAATGGATTGTCTTTTGTCATACTACCTTTGTGTTTTATTTTATGTCCATATTCAACCCAAGCTCCAAAATACCCACCTTTATTTTTTTTAAATTTTCCCTTTACTCTTGGACCTACATATCCACCATAAACTTTTTTAGAAGCTCTTGTTCTATAAAACTGAATTGAATCTCTTAAAGTTCCCTTTCTAATTTTTAAAGAAGTGTCTGGTGGATAAGGAATGTCTTTTTTAGCAATTGGAGCGTTTGAAGCAGCAGCGTCTTTTAATGGTTTTGAAACCTTTCTCCAGAACCTTCCCCATATCTTATCCTGTCCAACTTGTTTTGGAAGTTGTCTGAATAATTGGTCAATCTCTTTTAACCCTTGCGCTTCTACACCAACTCCACTCATTGATTGTCTTTTATTCTAGTTGCTAATTCCAACATTTTTTCCCTTCCTTCTATTTGTTTAATTCCATGAATGATGTAAGTTTCACTTTCATATTCTATTCTGTAAGTTGTTAAAATATCAACTCCTAAATTTCTAACATAAAAGATAACATCAGTTCTGTTTGTTTGTTCTTGTGATTCCTCTTTTCTGTTGCTTGATTTCCAATCTACTTTTGCCCACAATGTGTATATCACAGCATATGTTTTTGATTCCTCTCCATACTTGTTTCTTGTATAGGCAGGCTCTAATATTTTTATTCTCCTATCTAATTGACCAATACTTAGCATACTTGAACTTTATATTGATTCAATAAATATTGACTTGATAATGGAAGTTCTGTTGCAGTCCTTCCTGTGATAACTGTTTGTCTATTTTCATACCAATTTCCAATTGTAATCAAAACAGCTTGTCTTATTCCTTCAGGAACATCTGATGAACTTGTTCCATAACCTACTGTATATTTTACTTCAATTGCGTTAATTCTATCAGCTAAGTTTGGGAATGATTGGTTTGGTTTTAGTCCTATTCTTGCAGGTTGAGAAACTTCATCAACTAAATAAACAGAAGTGTCTAATGTTTGCAAAGAATCATTTGAATCATAATATTTTATATGAGTAATTGATGAAACAGGACTTTTGTATAATGTGTTTATATCAGACCATTTGTCCGCATGTTGAGTAACTAAAGTATCAAGAAAATATCTGTTTGTGTAAATCTCACATGATTGAGTTGCCGCTTTAATTAGATTGTCAATCAAAGTGTCATCAGCAGTTGTATCAACTTTCAAAAAATCTTTTGCCTCAGCTGTAGTGAACAAAGGATTTGTTGCTATTGTATTTTCTTGTAAACTTCTATACATTTTTATTGTTTTAAAAAAAAGGAGCTGGCTAATAAAAACCAGCCCCTTTCAAAAGTTATATAATCAAATTATGCCTCAACTAATTTAACGAAAGCTTCTCCATTTTGAACAGCGTTTCCATCAACTAATGATGTAACAACTAATCTTGGAAGTCCAGAAGCAGCATTTGTGTAAGGGTCAAACAATATGTCTAATCCTCCAAATTGTGCAATGTGAACTTTTGAGAAGTCTCCAAACAAAGAGTGGTCTTTACCAGAAGCACCGTTTTCAGCAACATTAGGAGAAACAAACGCAAAGTAACCATTCAATCTCTTGTCTGCATTATCCCAGATTGCAGATACATTAGAAACTTGAGCTAATGACTTAACTGTTCCATAAGCTCCTGTGTCTAATAAGTAAGCCATTCTTGAACCTTCTAACTGAACTCCAGCTTCTAAAACTGTAGTTTCCATAGCAACCCAATCAGCAGCAGTTACAGTTGTTGGTCCTGTAGCAGCGTCAGCAAAGATTGATTGTGGAGCGTTAGAAACATCAGAAGTGTCTAATAAAGCTTTTTCCAAAGATGAAGCAATAGAAGCAGCCATGTTTCTTTGTAGAGCAGCCTCAAGACCTGTGTTTTGTATCATTGACTCTTGAGTCATGTTTACAACAGAAATTAACTTTTTAGGAGATAAAGTTACATTCCCTGTGTTACCAGCAGATGAAGGAGCACCTGTCCCATCCTCAGCAACGAAAGTAGAAGTTATTCCAGAGAATACAGGAAACTTCATGTTGTTAATTCCAGAGTAGAAGTTAGCACCAGCAGAAGCTAAAACTAAGTTTCCTTCTAATTGGTCAGTAAAAGACATTACTTCTGTAGCATTTACATCAGCAGTTGTCCAAGCTCTTGTTAAGATAGAAGATGGTATTCCAACTCCTTTAACAGAACCTCCTGTGTATCTAGTTTCATTGATTGCTTCTTCATGCATTTCCTTAACAATTCCTTCCATGTTACCTGTGTAAGCAGCTCTAACAGCAGCTTGGAAAGTAAATTTCTCAAGGTCTTTGTCTTTTTTAGTTTCAACTTTTACACCTGAAACTTTTGCAGCGTTTCTTAAGTTAGACTCAATTTTTTCAGCTCTTTCAATTTTTACATCAACATCATCAATCTTTGAAAGGATTGAATCCATTTCTGTATTTTCATCAGAAGTCAAATCTCTTTCTTCAGCTTTGCAAGTTTCTTTGATAACTTCAAGCTTAGAAATGTAATCAGACCTCAATTCTTTTAATTCAATACTTGATTTCATTTTTCTTATTTATTTATATTATACAATTATTTTTTTCGCTTTATCAATTCAATTTTTAGTTTAGCCAGCGACCTCTTAACTAAATCATTTTCTTCCTCTTGTTTTTTCTGTGATTCTTTATAAGTTTGCAATCCTCTTTGAGCAATTACTAAATCAGAACTAGCTTCAGAATAAGCAGGGTATGTAACCGAACTAATATCATACAACCTGTTTATTTTTGTAATTGTTCTGATGTCCCTTCCCTCTGAATCTGTTGTCCAAGTATCTCCACCTTCTGCAATTGTGAAAGCAAAGCTAGATTGAGAAATGTTTCCATTTTTTAGATTGATTGCTAAATCTTTTCCATAAGAAGTTTCAGGAATGTTAAATTGGTATCTTAAACCCTTTTCATCAACTGAAAGCATTAAGTTACCTTCTCCATTCTTTGAACGTGCCAAAATGAGGTCAGGATTGTGATTTATAAGAGCTCTGACATCAGAAGCCATGATTGTTTCATTTGTGATTGCTTCTGGAGCAATATACTCATAAAACCCACCAAGATTCTCTGAACGGCTATTAAAGATTGAACCATAACCAACAACAACTTCTCTGTCGTTTTCATCTTTTTCAACTCTTGTTTCTATATTGTAAACTCTTTTTTCCATAGTATTATCAAATTTTTTGTCCCAAATATTTTTTATTCCTTTCTCTTCTGTATCGTTTTCTATCTGATTTCTTTTCTTTGTTGACCACCGCATCCCTTCATCCGAGCCCCACAACATCCAAGCTATCTTTCCAGCTGAAGGGTAGCCATCTTCTCCAACTTCAAATCCTTCTGCTTGTTTATCAACTTCATGTCTTTGAAAGTAAGCATACATTTTTTTAACTCTAGGAATTGTTAATTCGTTGTTAATTATCATTCTAGCAGTTTTAACACCTACTTCTGTTCCACCCCTTCCAAATTCTTTTCTAAGTTCCAAACCTCTTTGAGCCGCTTCAACCATTCCTTTTGTTGGAGTTAAATCAATATCACTTAAATCCCTGTAATAATTTTCATTGTCTTTCTCAGCTTCTTCTTTGGAGTCATACTTACATTCACCTGTTTGTCCCCATTTCCATTTTCCGTTATTACATTCTTCAGCTGGCATCCTCTCCAATTTTGTCAACTGTTGTCATGTTCATTTGTAAATAATTAGAATCCCCATCTTCAATTCTGTTCATTTCTTCTTTTCTTCTAACTTCATTTATAGTCATCCAACCATTTGTGATTGCTGTTTTGTAATAGTCAGACCTGTCTTTTATGTTTCCTCTGAGTAGTGCGTTTGTGTTAAACTTAACATATTCTTTTCCAATTTGATTTCTTCTAAATAGTTTTAGATTCATCTCAGTTTCAATCTTTGTTAAGTAAGGCATAAGTGAATATGTTACAAATTCCTGAGATTGCATTTCAATATTGTTGAAACTTGACTTAGTTAAATCTTTTAAAAGGTGTGGTGGGACGTTAAAGATTCTAGCAATTTCCTCAATTGAAAATTGTCTTGAAGCTAAGAACTGAGCCTGTTCCGCTGAGATTGAAATTGGTTGATATGTTAAACCTTCCTCAAGAACAGCTGTTTGATTTGCTCCACTAAGTTTTGCGTAGTTATTATTGAAACTATTTCTCAACCTGTCAATAGCCTGTTCACTTAAACTTCTATCAGTTTTTAAAACTCCACTAAGTTTAGCACCATTAGAAAAGAATGTTCTTCCATATTCTTCAACTGATTGTCCCCAACTTATTGCATTTGCGTTTTGTTCAATAGGACTTAAACCAACAATCCCACCATCAACTTGTGTGTTTCCCTTAGCAGCATTTACATCTGTTATCAATTTAAAATGAAGCATGTTATCGGATTCAAAAGTTCCAGCTTCTTGGTCTGATGTATAGTATACTCTATTATCTCTAAAGTAAACAGTAACTCCAGCATAGTTCAATGGTAACAACTCTATTGGTCTACCCGCATTGTTTCTAACAATTCTCACATAAGAATTTCCATTACAAAGCAAGTCCATCATTATCTTTTCAATGAAAGTGATTTTGTTTTGATAAGTGTTTGGAGCGTATTTTAATAAATAAGAAAGGTCATTTTCAATTTCAACAATATCTCCATTTGCTTCTTTTCTGCAGACCTTGACTGGCAGTGATGAAACCGATTCACTTAACAATCTCATTGCAGCCCAAACAGCTGAGAATGTTAAAGCTGAAGAAGGTGAAACTGCAATTTTATTTCCGAATCCAAAGTTGTAATTTATACTTCTTTGAGTTTCTTTTTTTGGTGTTGAAGAGAAGATGTTTTGAATTGAATTTAGTATGCCCACACTATAATTTTTCGCAATTATACAACTAAATTATAGTAAAAAACCGAAACATTGTTTCTTTTGTTTAAGACTATTTTTAGGACTTCTAATGAACTTTAGTGTGTTTTGCTTATCAGTATATTAAAAATTCTAGAAAATTGAACCTGCAAAAATTACTAGGTAAGCATTTTTTCACTCTATTTAACATAATATTTTTTATATGATTTTGTGATTTTTAGCTTTTTTGACCTTTCTATCTCTGCAAACTCTGAACGAATCATAGTCAGAATATTTCCTTTTCCCAAAGATTTCAATGTGTTCTTTTTCCAAAGATTCGTAAGCTTGTTTTAAATATTTGTAGTGTTTAGCTCTATGCCAAAACTCCCGAATGAAACCATCAGCTGAATAAATTTTTATCATAATATTAAAAGTCCTCTTTGGTCATAAACCGAATTTATATCTTCCTCTGTCATATAAGAACCAAGCGCCATAATTAAAGCAACAACCCCATCAATCTTTTCAGTTGATTTTGCTTTGTTTGGTTTTATATTTCCAGCAGGGTCCTCTTGCAAAGCAATGTTTGATAACATCCAACTTAATACAGGATTTCCATCATGAATAATTTGTTGTCCTAAAATAAGTTTCTCTAATTCCTTTGTTGGTGCAGACATTGATTGAAAACCTTGTCCAAACGGCTCCATTGGAACACCTTCATTTGTTAAGTCAATAACTAATTGAGAAGCGTTCCATCTATCATAACAAATTGATTGAATCCTAAACTCCATTCCAATGTCCATAATTTTTTGTTTAATAAAATTATAGTCAGCAACATCTCCATCAGTTGCAATGATGTTGTTTTGTTTTATCCAAGTAACATAATCAACTTTATCTCTTTCACTTCTTTTCTTTGCGTTATCCTCTGGAATAAAAAAGTATGGAACAACTAAAAACTTTTCTCCCTCTTTAAATAATAATACAAGAGCTGAGATGTCCCTTGTTGAAGCTAAGTCCAAACCAGCCCAACATTCTTTTCCTTTTAATTTATTTAAATCAATTTCTCCTTGACAAAGTTCCCATTCTTTTGCACCTATCCAAGCGGTTTGTGAATCGGTCCAGATATTTAACATTAATCTTTTGAAAGTGTTTTGATATGATGGAACATCAACAGCTCTTTTTGATTCTCTTTCCATATATTCCTTTCTCAAACTTATTCCATAATTTGGATTTGCTTTTTTCCAAACTTCCTCATCTGTTATGTCATCCTCTGGGTCGGCTTCATATATAGCAGAATAAAAAGTTTCATCTTCAATGATTCCATCCTTTACTTTTTTTGCATAATCATAAACTTCATAACAAATAGATTGTCTATCATATCCCGCTGTAGTTATTGCAATGCACAATGGTTGCCTTCTTGAACCTGTTGAAGTTAACAAGGTGTCCCAGAGTGACCTATTTGGCTGGGTGTGTAATTCATCAAAGATAATACAGTTAGCATTGAATCCATGTTTTGTTTTTGAGTCCGAACTTATAGCTTGATAAAAGTTTCCCTTGCTTTCATTTGTTATTGAGTTTCTAAACACTTTGGCTCTTGAAGTTAGTTCCTCATTATTTAAAATCATTTGTTTTGCTATCTCAAAAACAATTCCAGCTTGTGCCCTATCTCCAGCAGCGGAATAAATTTCAGACCCTCTTTCTGAGTCCGCAAAAAGCATTAGGAGTCCTAGTCCAGCACAAAGTGTTGATTTGCCGTTTTTTCGTGGCACCTCTATAAAGGCAGTCCTAAATTTTCTTGTTCCATTTTCATTTTTCCATCCAAATAAATCTCCCACAATTTTCTTTTGCCAATCTTCCAAAAGTAATGGTTCTCCATGAAGTTCTCCTTTTGTGTGAGAACAAAATGTTTCAATAAATCCAATTGCTTTGGAAGCAGCCTTTTTGTCAAAATAATAGTTAGTCAAAATAATTATTTATTTGTGTATTTGTTATTTTTGTAGGTGCGGAAATGGAAGCTCTTGCAACAGGAGTCAATCCAAACTGAGCAGCTAATTTCAAAGAATTATTTAAAGCGTCATTTTTCATTTTAACTAATGGATTTGCTTGACGCCTAACAACTATCCCCTCACTATTTTGGAACTCATCAATTCTGTTTTCCCTTCTAAGTTTCATTTCACATTCCAAATATAAACTCATTTCATTGCAATATGCTTCAATTAAAGGAAGGTCCACATCATGTAACATCCCCAAATTAAACAGTTGTTTTGTAACTTTATTCCATTCGTTTTTTCCAATGAGAGAAAGCCACTCTGGAGCCTCTGGAACATTTGAAACAACATCAACTTGCATTTCATTTTCCAAAGTTCTTGAAGGAACTGATGTCCCTTGC